CACGAGCCCCAGCGCCGATTACGACATCATGGTCATGGCGGTCGGTGCAGCCAACGCATTCGCATTCCGTCGGCGTCAAGAATCGGGCTACTGGGATTCCCCAAGCACCGTGCCGGGGCTCGATGTCAAGCTGGGCACCACGATGTACGCAGCGGTGCTGTACCGCGAGAAGGGCAGTGTCGAGGGCTTGGCGTCTTTTGATCCGTTGGCTGTCGGTGGCCCGGTGGCAGGCAACTTCGGTCAAATCATGCGCCTGCTCGGTGTGAATAAACCGCAGGTCGCCTGATGCCTGACCAGCTGTTCAAAACCGGCTACGACCAGCTCGTAAGCACGCTGCAAGCGATCACCGGGCTGAAGGTGTTTGATGATCCGCGCACACTGAACCCACCGTGCGCCTTGGTCGAGGCACCGACCATTTCGTTGAACACCAACGTCAACGCAGACATGGAATTTCGCGTCGTAATCATTGCGCCGGGCATCGGAGACAACCGCACCATGGACACGCTGCTTGACACAGCCGACCTCGTGCGCGAAGCCAAAATTGGCCTCACAGCGGCACGCCCAACAACGGTCAGTTACGGCGGCATGGATTACAGCGCCTACGAGCTCACCATACGCACCAAAGTAAGCCCCTAGGGCTACTAGACTGCGGATTGGCTTGCAGCGAGCCTCCACTTCAAGGAGACATCTCACATGGCAGTTGCAACCACGATTCTCGGCCCAGCGTATTTCGCAATTGGCGCATCGTCGCCGGGCACCGCGTACACCGACCAGGTGATCAGCGTCAGCGTCGTAAAAAGCCGTGAGGCGCTCGACCAATCATCGATGGGCGATACCGGTCGCCAGTTCGTCGGCGGATTGACCAACGTGGAAGTAACCGCAACGCTGCTGGTCAGCAACACGGTGCTCAACGCAATCGCTGCTCTCGTGGGCACGCGTTGCTACGTGGCTGCACGTCGCAGCACCGGCGCAATCAGCTCGGACAACGTGGAGTATCAGGTAACCGGTGCGTACTTGGAATCAGTCGATGTCGTGAATGCCTCGGTTGGTGAGCTCCAGGAATGCGAGATCAGCCTGTCAGGTGGCACGCTCGTCGAAGATACGACGCCATGAAATTGACCATCAAGGTGTCCTACAAGACACCGGCAGCGGAAACGGTCACCGACGAAGTTACGACCACGATTGCGACCATCGCTGCGTGGGAGCGTAAGTTCAAGCGTCGCATCAGCGATTTACAAGGCGGCATCGGTGTCGATGATTTGATGTATTTGACCTGGCATCGGCTCAATGCGCTCAAGAAAGAGCCACGCGAATACGACGCTTGGCTGGAATCGGTCGAGTCGTTTGACGTGCTTGAGGTCGCGCAAACAAACCCTACGGTAGAAGCAGCATCCGCCGACAGTTAGCGGATCTGCTTTTGGCTACCGGCTTCTGGCCCCCTAACGTCGAGTTTGACCTAGAGGATTTGCGTACCGTGCAACTACTTGCAGAAAAGCAGAATCGCCGTGCCAGTTGACAGTTCAATCACCATTGTCGGCGTCAAGGAAACTTTGCGAGAGCTGCAAAAACTTGAACCCGACACTGCCAAAGAAATCAAAAAAGATTTCAAGCAGATTGTCAAACCTGTGGTTGAGGCCGCCAAGGCCGATGTGCGCGAATTGCCGTTGAGCGGATTTGCGCGCAATTGGCAATCGGGTCGCATCATGCCCTGGTCAAAGGAAGCCGTAGTCAAATCAATTATTGCGCGGTTCAGCAATCGCAAACGCGGCAACAGCTTGGCGGTGTTTAGCGTGACTATGAAAAGTCCGGCAGGCACAATCTTTGACATGGCAGGTCGAGGTAGTGCGAGTCGCCTTGCGAGCGCGCTCGATCAATTGGCAGGCCGACCATCGCGTTTGATGTGGCCCACCTATGAACGTCACGCCGATGAAGTCAACGACAACCTGCGAAATTTGGTGGACAAAATCACCGACGCGACTAACCGTAGGCTGGTCAAGTAATGGCTGTAACAATCCCAATCATTTCCGAGTTTGACGGTAAAGGCATCAAATCAGCCATTGCCGAATTCAAACAACTTGAGGGCACGAGCGCTAAAGCTCAGTTTGCCCTCAAGAAAGCCGCCATCCCGGCAACCGCTGCAATCGCCGGTTTGGCAGCCGGGTTGGGTGCAGCGACCAAGGCCGCAGTCGAGGATCAGCAAGCCCAAGAACAATTGGCGCTGGCCCTCAAAAATGCCACTGGTGCGCTTGATGCAGACGTAGCCGCAACTGAAGAATTCATCTCAGCCACGGCACTGGCGACAGGTGTTGCAGACGATCAGCTGCGCCCAGCGTTGGGCAACCTGGCTCGAAGCACAGGCGACCTCGAGCGGTCACAGCATCTGCTCGACATTGCGATGGACATCTCCGCTGCAACCGGCAAAGACCTTGAATCGGTCACGATTGCTTTGGGCAAAGCCGAAAACGGTCAATACCAGGCATTGAAAAAATTGGGCATCCCGATGAGCGACAACCTGCAAGCGCTTGCCGACATGGAATCGCAAAAGAAAGCGGTCTACAAAGCAACCAAAGAACTGAACCGCGTGCAGGATGACATGGCGTCGGGCCTATTGACAGGCGAAAAAGCAACCGAAAAATTAGCCAAGGCTGAAGCCAAATTGGCATCAGAAACCGACCTGCTCAACAAAATGACGCAGGCAGCCGGGTCATACACCGACGATCTCACCAAATTATTCGGCGGTGCTGCCGCCAAGAATGCCGAAACTATGGCAGGTCAAATGGCTCGACTCAAGGTCGGATTTGACGAAGCTAAGGAATCAGTAGGTGCAGCCTTGCTGCCAGTATTGGCGGCGCTGCTCGAGAAATTGATTCCGATTGCCAACTGGATGCAACAAAATACAAACATCATCTTGATTCTGGCTGGTGTTATTGGCGGCCTCTCTGCCGCGGTGTTGGCAGCCAACGCAGCAATGAAGGTGTACCAGGCCACGTTGCTAATCGTCAAAGCCAGTCAAGCCGCATTGAACTTGGTTATGTCAGCCAACCCAATCGGCCTGGTCGTAATTGCGATTGCGGCATTGGTTGCAGCATTGGTGTTGGCGTACAAACACAGCGAAACCTTCCGCAATGGTGTCAAAGCAATGTTCGATTTCATCAAGACCGCCATTGAAGGATCGGTAAATTTCATCAAGGGTTACCTTGAAACCGTGTTGAATTTTTACAAGAGCATTTTCAACGGCATCGCCAAACTGTGGAACAGCACCATCGGCAAGTTGTCATTCAAGGTGCCCGATTGGGTACCAGGGCTCGGCGGTAAAGGCTTCAGCGTGCCGCAAATACCGATGCTGGCTGAAGGCGGCATCGTCACCGGGCCGACCTTGGCGATGATCGGTGAGGCAGGCCCAGAGGCCGTAGTGCCGCTCTCGCGCATGGGCCAAATGGGCAACATCACCATAAACATCAATTCCACCGTCGCTGATGATCGCCTGGGCGACATCATCGTCAACGCAATCAGGCAATACAACCGGCGCAGCGGCCCAGCACAAATAGCGGTCGCCTGATGGCTGCCAACGTAGTGCAGGCAGGCTCGTACCTGCTCGAGCTTGACACCGGCTTTGATTACAACTCGTTCAGGCTTGATGACGCAACCAAGGGCGTGCTCAACAACACCACGTACACCCTGGGCCCCAATGTGACGTTCGCAGACATCACCGACTATGTGCGAGAAGTGACGTACCGGCGCGGCAGACGCAACATTGATGACCAATTCTCGGCAGGCACATTGTCATTTGAGATGATTGACGAAACAGGCATCCTCGGCCCATACGACACGGCAAGCCCCTACTACGATCCGACCAACGACAAGCCAGGGCTGGCTCCGATGCGTAAGGTGCGCCTCAGCCGTGCAGGCGAATACCTGTTCATCGGCTATGTCATGTCCTACACCTACGAGTTCGCCCTGGCTGGCTACAACACCGTGTCGGTGTCATGCGCCGACGATTTCTACCTGTTGAGCCAGACACAAATGGCGGCATTCAACCCCAGCTCGCAAACCAGCGGTGCACGCATTACGACGGTGCTGGCCTTGCCCGAGGTGGATTACACAGGCACGACCAATGTCGCCACAGGCACCGTCAATCTGGGCCACGACTCGAGCTACAACGTCGCAGCAGGCACCAACACGCTGCAATACCTCAACGCAATCAACGACGCAGAACAGGGCCGCCTGTTCATGTCGCGTGATGGCGTATTGACGTTCCAGGAGCGCATAGGAGCCACGCTGAGCGGCTCGGTCATCACTTTTGCTGATGATGGCACCGCGAGCGCCTACGACCGCGTGGACATCGAATTTGACGCCGATGGCGTAGTCAACCGGGCATACGTCGCAGGTTTGAATAACAACACTGCAATCGATGAAGACCTTAGCAGCCAAGCCACCTACTTCATCCAGTCAAAATCAATAACAGGCAGCCTGCTGCACGATCAGGGCGAAATTGATGCCCTGGCGGCCTACCTGCTCGAGCCTGAGCCATCACCGCGTTACACAGCCGTAAGCACCAACTTCTCCATGCTGACCGACGCGGAACGCAACCTCGCAGCCCAGGTGGACATCGGTGACACCATCACCATCACCAAAGACATCACCGGCCTATCAAGCCTCACCTCCGAGCTATCAGTTGAAGGCATTGAGGGCACCATCAGCTTCCAATCAGGGCACCGAATCACCTACTTCACGGCCCCAACCACGGTCGTATTCCAGCTGATTCTGGATGATGCCGTGTACGGTCAGCTTGATGGCACGAACGTATTAGGATGATGTAACCATGGGTGCCAACGCACAAACAACAGTTCCTACTTTTACCGCGTCGCAGGTGCTGACTGCCGATCAGATGAATCAGTCGGCGCGCACTGGCGTACCGGTGTTTGCCAACACCACGGCTCGGGATGCTGCGTTTGGCGGCACAGGAGAAAAGACGCTCGCCGAAGGACAATTGTGTTACCTCGAAGACTCAAACGTCGTGCAATACTACGACGGCTCGACATGGGCAACGGTTGGCCCGGCAAGTGCGGCTGGCTTGGTTCGCGTCGGCGGCGCTACGTTCACCGCGCAAACGACTGTCGCCTTCGCAAACGACACTTTTACGTCAACCTATGACAACTACAAAGTAATCCTTCGGTTGACTGGATTCCCGGCGTCAAACAGTACGGTCACGATGCAAGTGCGCGACAATAGCGGCGCAAAGACCGGCGCGAATTATTACGGCGTCATCTTCGGCAACAAGTCAAGCGGAGGTTCGGAAGTGTTGTCAACGTCTGGTGCAACGGCATGGTCAGCCGGTGCGGCTAGTAGCAGTTTCGGCCCGTTGGCATATGACTTCACGATTTACGGCCCACAAAACAGCGGATTCCAAACCAACTGGTCAGGCACCATGAACGGCATAGTCGGCGGCAGCGGTTTCAGCGGAGTCTTCGGCGGTTGGTACGCGGCCAACGAAAGCCATACCGGTCTATCGTTTGCATTTTCGGTCGCTGCGTCAGGCGTTTATGACGTGTACGGATTGTCGGACAGTTAGGACACAACATGAAAATTCAGATTGGTGACGAAGTGCGCGAGATGACAGCAGACGAACGCGCAAACTACGACAAGATTACTGCCGCAGCAGCAGCTACAGCAGACGCTAAAGCCGCCGCAATCGCATCGGCACGCACGAAACTCGCCGCGCTCGGCCTGACCGACGCCGAAGTCGCCGCATTACTTGGAGCCTGACAAATGAAATGGCAATACATCCTCGAAGACTGGGCCAAAAGTTTCGTCGCTGGAAGCGTCGCCGTGCTTATCACAAGCGGATACGACATCGAAAGCGCGCTAAAAGCAGGGCTCGCAGCGATGCTGCCGCTGATCTACGCCTGGGCAAACACGAAAGACCATAGGTACGGTCGCAAGTGAAGCTCGTAGTCAAGCCGGTACGGCTACCGGCTGACCTACGCAGCATCGAATGGGGCAAGCTGCCCGACTACCTGCTAGTGCCGATCAGGCCGTATGGCAGGCTGCATCCATTGGCTGCCCAAGCGTGGGAGGCGATGCGTAAGGCCGCGCACCGCGACGGAATTAGACCACTAAAGCCGACGAGCGTTGCAGACACGTACCGAAGCCTCGAGGTACAAGAGCGCGGATTCTTGGCGCGCTACACCACGGCACCGATTGAAAACAGCAAATCGATACGCACGTACAAAGGGCAAAAGTATTACTTGAAGCCAGGGCTGGCCCCGATGGCGGTGCCCGGTCGCAGCTTCCACAATTTGGGGCTGGCGGTCGATGTCAGTGATGCGAACGGCTTGCGCCTGCAATGGATGCGCGACAACTGCGACAAATACGGCTTCACCTGGGAGCTGCAATCCGAGCCATGGCACATCAGGTATTTCATGGCAGAATCAATACCGGCAGCAGTTCAAGAATGGATTGACTCGCATGCCAACAGAGATCTACGTAGCGCTGATTAGCGCAATCGCCATCATCATCGCAGCCGGGCTACCGGCCTGGCTTATTGAGCGTGCACGCAAAGAAAACAGCTCGGATCACGCATACGTGCGTCGGATTCTTACTAGGGTGGAACGCAAGATTGACAACCACTTGGAGGATCACAGCAATGGGGCTACGCGACGAATTGCAACCAAAAACGGAGAAATTGCAGACGTTGATTGATTGGGTCAAAGCCCAACCAAACGCTGATGAATGGCATGACGTGCTAATGGACTACAGCTACAGCCTTCGATCACTGGCCCAACTGTGTCTGAAGCACGGTGCGCCTAAAGCAGTAACGCAAAACACGGTGCACAGATACCGCGAGCGCCATGCTTCGTGACGAAGTAAATCAATTGCAATCTGCCGATCAGCTGCGCCAGGCATTGGCGCGCACACAGCAGGCGCTGGTCAAAGCCAAGTTCGCCAAGGATGAGCTCATTAGCGCGGTGTACCAAGCCGCCAAGGATGCCGCCCTGGCGGTTGAGCCAATACGAATCAAGCCGATAGCCAAAGACAAACGCACAGGCAAGCCAGAAATTGCCCTGGTGCATTTGACCGATTGGCAGTACGGCAAGAAAACGGTCACTTACGGCCCGACCACGTGCGCCCAACGCATCGGGCAGTTCATCGACAAGACCATCCACATCACGGACATTCAGCGCAAACATCATCCGGTCAGGGAGGTGTATGTGCTGCTCGGTGGCGACATGGTCGAGGGATTGGGCATCTTCCCAGGACAGGTGTACGAGGTGCACGCACACCTTTACGACCAGCTATTCACGGTGTCGCAAATCATCACGCAGTCAATCACGACGCTGGCACAGCACTTCGAGAAGGTGCACGTGGTATGCGAGTACGGCAACCACGGCAGGCTCGGTCGCAAGGGCGAGATGCCCGGTGGCGACAACATTGATCGCATTGCCTACGAGATTGCACGCGACAAATGCAAAGGCCTGACCGCCTCGTGGCAGAGCTCGGGCGACTGGTACCAAATTGCGCGCATCGGCAACTACAAGGCGCTGCTGGTGCACGGTGACGAAATCAAGAGCTTTGGCGGTAACACACCGGCATTCGGCATCCTGCGTAAGGTCAACGCTTGGGCCGGTGGCGTCATCGAGGAGTTCACCGACTGCTACATGGGGCATTGGCACACGCCCATGAGCTTGACCATGGGCAACGGCAATCGAATCTTTGTCACCGGCTCACCAGAGTCGCACAATGAATACGCACGCGAATTCGTGGCTGCGACAGGCAAACCCAGCCAACGCCTACATTTCATTGATCCAGCCAAGGGCCGCGTGGCGGCAGAATACGTCGTATGGCTCGACTAGACGCCTACCCCCTGGTGCGAGTCACCTGGCACGACGCCTACACTCTGGGCAACAACGAATGGCGCGACCTGGATGACATCAAGGATGAGCCCTGCGTGGTGTATTCGGTCGGATACTGGCTCAAACGCAAACGCTCGAGGCACTTGGTATTGATCCAGAGCTGCGCCGACGATGAGCAAGTTGACAACGTGCTGTTGATACCCATGGGCATGGTCAAAAAGGTTGAACGGTTGAGAATCCCCCACAAGCCCCGAAAAGCTCGCTAAGGTCAAATGCATGGGATTGGAGGCCCATAACATGACTACACCACAGGTAATCACCTACGAAATACTGACTGGGTACTGCTCGGACACGATGCAGGAATTCCACCTCGTAGTATTCAGGCACGACACAGGCCGCATCAAGCGCGCCCAATTGCGCATGCGCAACACGCCCGAATCCGATTGGAGCGACCCATTAGAGCTAAAACACCTGCCGGGCGAACCCACACACCCGAGCGCCGCATGAACCCCCTAGTCACCATCGGCGCATGCGCGTCGCTGATCATCGGCGGCGTCGGACTTGCGCTTACCCCAGAGCAGCCACTAGACCCTTGGTCGCCAGCGGTGTCATCGACCGCCTACATACCGCCCACGACCGAGGCACCGCTGGCAACCCCCCAGAATGGCACCATTGCCCCCTACGAGGGCCCAGGATGTGCCGAATGGGCAGCCCTAGCCCTAGAGGCAGGCTTTACGCCCAGCGACCTGCCAACGGCGCTACAGGTCATGGAGCTCGAATCCATGTGCCTACCCGATGTGATAGGCGACAACGGCGAATCATTCGGCCTGATGCAAATAAACAGCTTTTGGTGCCAACCCAGCCGGTATTGGCCCGAGGGCTACCTGCAGGCATTCGGCCTGGTCAACGACTGCGCCGACCTGATGCTGCCGCGCACCAACCTGATCGCAGCTTGGCACATTGCAGCCAACCACGGATGGCCCAACTGGACAACATACGAGCACATCAATGGGTGACGCACTGGTATTCATCATCATCTACGGCTACTTCGTCGCAGCGTTTTGGTACCTTGTCAAAACACACAGGGAGAAAGACAGCGATGGCAGCAACTAGACCCGACCCGGGCGACGCAGCATACGTCGCATGGCAGCTCACCAAAAACGGTGATCGCATGGCTCAATACGGACATCCTTGGGATGACTACACCATGGTGCGCCGCATTTTCGGTGTGCTTACCAATTTCAAGCACAACCTGACGGTGCAAGAGGCAATCATGTTTATGGTTGCGGTCAAACTGGCCAGGCTGATGACATCACTTGACCGCGAGAAACTGCACGAGGATTCACTGATTGACGCAATCGGCTACCTGAACTGTTTGCACATGGTCGATGCAAAAGACAATCTCGTGGATGCCCCATTGCACATCGTTGGCGACATGTGGATTGACAAATGACGAGCCCACAGAAACGCAAAGGGCATGCAGCCGAGCGTGCAGTGGTCAAATGGCTACGCACGTATGGATTCAAAGCCAACCGAGTGCAAGCCGGTCGGCCCGATGACCAAGGCGACATTGAGGGCTTGCCAGGCGTGGTGATTGAGGTCAAAGACCGCAAGCAACATAACTTTGAGGAATACTTCACGCAGCTCCGCCGACAGATTCAAGCCAAAGACGCATGGACAGGCGTCATCATTTTGAAGCGCAGAGGTCAGACCGACCCGGCTGACTGGATTGCATGCATGCCTGCATACGAATGGATCGCATTACTACCACACTGGACACAAATGAGGGACAAAGAGCGTGACGTTCAACCTTGACAACTATGTAGACGTACCTACTCGACTACGCATGGCGCTACAAAAGTACCCAGACCTGCGCGTGCAAGAATCCCAGCCGGTATTCCGTGAGATTGGCACAAAGCTCTACATCGAGATTCGCTGCACCGTGTGGCGTGACAAAGACGATCAGCTGCCCTGCATCGCATTCTGTTGGGAGCCGTTTCCAGGCACTACGCCATACACACGCGACTCCGAGCAGATGAACGCATCGACATCGGCCCTAGGGCGCGCCCTGGGCATGATGGGCTTCGGCATTGACACCAAGATGGCAAGCAAGCAAGAGGTGCTTGCACGCCAGCCAGCAGTTGAGGTCAAGACTGAAACGGCTACCTATGAGGATGGCAGCCCAGTGCCTGACCCATTTGATGATAAGCCACAAAAGACCAACGTGGTCAACATCCGTGACCCGAAGGCGGTCGCATCTGCTAAACAGGTGGGCATGATTCGGGCATTGGCACGAACAAAGAACATCCCAGCCGGGGCAGGCGTAATAAAAGCCGTGTCAGAGGTGATCGGGCGTGACCTGCTGGTGCTTGAGGAGCTCACTAAGGGCGAAGCATCAGCCGTAATTACAGCATGGAAAAACTGATGGCAATCAGAATCAATCCATTCCCATACCGGGGCAAATTCGGTGAATGTTGTGGGCCGTGCTGCGACAATTGCAAACATCTAGATGTAAACACGTATTCGTGTGCAAAACAAATTCAGCCATGGGATGAAGTGCAAGCCTCACACGACAGTTTGAGCGATGTCACGTGTCCAGACTGGCAAAGCTGTTACAACTAAAGTAAGCCAATCGCATTGGTGCGTTCAGGCCGCGTGACCTGATGTAGGTGCAAATCCTCGGTGACTCATCATCATCAGTTAGCCCATCAGAAGGGCGTGTCAGTCCATGCAAACAGATCCATTGCGTGGCGAGTGTGAACCGTGCTTACCCAACGGTCGGGATGGAGCCCGGGGGCACTACGCCCAGAGACACACACTCGAGCAACACTCGGGCTAGACATACCGCACACATACCG